AGTCCTACTTATAATGGTTTTGGATGGTCGTATAATGGAGCTTCTCATATAGATGAATTATATGAATTAGTAAAGCCTTATATGCTACGGAGAACAAAGAAAGAAGTAGCATTAGAACTTCCTGATAAAATAAAAACTATTATTCCATTGGAACTTGAAGAAGTAGAAAAAAGAAATTATATGGATGCAGAAGGTGAATTTGCTGAATGGCTGAATAATCATTATACTACTTTGATAAAGGAAAGGGAATTATTAGAACATTTACGGCAATTAGCATATCTTGCTAAACGGAAAGCTATGCTTCAGTGGATTAGTGATTTTATTTCTACTGATGAAAAATTAGTAGTTATGGCTTATCATACTATGGCTATTGATGATATTTATAGTAAATTCAAAGATGTAGCAGTTAAGTTTGATGGTAGGACTAACCAGCTTGATAGACAAAAAGCCATAGACAAGTTTCAGAAAGATGAAAAAACAAAATTGTTTATTGGACAGATAAATGCTGCTGGTGTGGGAATTACTTTAACAGCAGCTCATTCATTAGCATTTGTAGAATTTACCTATACACCTACAGACCATTTACAAGCAGAAGATAGAATCCATAGAATTGGTCAAGATGCTGAAATGGTGAATATTTATTATCTTATAGGCTTTGGAACAATAGAAGAAAAGATAACTAAAATGCTGAATATAAAGAATAATGTAGTAAGCAAAGTAGTTGATGGAAAAGAAGATAAAGAATTTTTTGGTGAAGAAGACATATTAAAAGAACTTATTAAACAATATAGGAAATAAGTAATGGAACTGAAGACTATTGATTTAAGTGCCGAAAGAAAATTACTTACTAATCTAATAGTTTCTGATGAATTTTGTAAAAGAATTGTTCCAATATTTAATCCAATATATTGTAAAAGCAAATATGCTCAAATAATAAGTGAATGGATTGTAGAATTTTATAATGTTTATAAGAAAGCTCCGAATAAAACAATAGAAGATATTTATAAAGAAAAAGTAAATGTAATTCAAGATGATATAGCAGATTTAATTGCTGATTTTCTACAGAATATATCTGATGAGTATATACAGACTGTTGAGAATATTGAATATGATATAACTCAGGCTGAGCAATATATAAGTGCTCGGTCAATGGAAGTGATGATAGAAAATGTAAAAAGGTCTTTACAGAAAAATGATTTATTGCAAGCAGAAAAGTTTATAGCTGAATATAAAAAGCCAGCGGCAGTATCTGATAGTGGAGTTGATATACTGAATGATGCTGCATTAGTGTCTGATGCATTTAATGAAGAAGATGAAATACTTTTTAAGTTTCCTGGAGCGTTGGGTGAATTAGCTGGTGAATTTCATAGAGGTGATTTTGTCAGTTTCTTTGGGCCACAAAAGCGTGGTAAGAGCCAAATGTTATGGTATTCGGCAGAAGCAGCAATGTATAAGGAATTGAAAGTAGTATTTTTTACTATGGAAATGACAAGAAAACAAATGATACGAAGAGGTTGGAGGTCTATTGTTGGACAGACAAAAGAACCAATGACAGTAAAATTTCCTTATTTTGTACAAAATGAAGCTACTTTGAAATATGGTATAGCTTACAAAAAATTGCACAAGACTGGAGTAAATGTTACTAAAATTGAATATCAGCAGAGCAAACTGCGGAAAATGCTAAGGAATGGTTCAGTAAGGATATTATCTATTCCAGCATACCGTTCTACAGTAGAAGATATTGAGAATCATTTGGATGTACTACAGTTATACTCAAGTTATACCCCAGATGTTGTAGTAATTGATTATGCTGATTTGCTTATTCCAAGTCGATATAAAGGAACTGAATATCGGCATCAGTTGGATGATATTTGGAAAGGGTTAAGAAGAATATCTCAGGAACGGAATATTCTTGTTATTACTGCTTCACAAACGAATAAAGCTACTTTTGATAGAGATGTAAGAAAAAATGATAGTGCAGAAGATAGTAGAAAGATAGGACATATAACTTGTGGATTAGGATTAAATCAAAAGGATTCTGAAATAGAAAAAGGAATATTGCGAGTAAATCAGTTAGTAGTACGTGAGGAGAAAGCTACAACTGAGCAAGTGATTGTATTAGAATGTTTGGATATATGTAAGCCAGTATTGGACAGTAAATTTGTTCATGAAATAAATTTGGATTATGAAATACATGAGAATAAAAGACGTAAAAGAAGAACTATAGATACGGAGGAATAGTACTATGAAATTATCTAAGAAGAATTTTCAAGATGCTGTTAAAATAGCAATGATGGCTACTACACAAGATTCTACTGTATATGCCAGTGGGGATTGTTTGTTGTTTGATAATAATACAATTTATTCTTATAATGGGTATACAAGCATAGCAAAAAAATTTATTACAGAAGAACCGTTGCAAGGAGCAGTAAGAGCAAAGGAATTATTCAGTATTATAAATAAGATACAGGATAAAGAATTTGAAATAAAAGATATTGGGAAATCATGGAATATAAGGGCTGGAAGGGCTAATTATGAGCTAGTAAAAAAAGCCGATTTAGAATTAAATAGTATAGAAAGGATAATTCCCAAAGATAATGAATGGATTTATATTCCTGATAATTTATTTGAGGCACTTAATTTTTGTATTCTCAATGACAATAATACGAATATTTTTATTGGTGATGATGTAGTATATTCTACAGATGGGTTTAGGATTTATCAATATAAATTGAGCACTCCGATGACAAATAAAGTGCTAATCAATACACAGTTGGTTAAAAGTGTGGTATGTTTTAACAATATTAAAGAATATGCTATAACAAAAGGTTGGATTCATTTTAGAGATGATGATGGTTCAATTATATCTGTTAGAAAATATGATACTTCTCAATATCCTAAAGATGAAATAGAGAGGGTAATAAAAGAAAATACTGATGGCGATTATGTAAAATGTGCTATTCCAGATATGTTGATACAAGTTATTGATAGAGCTTCTATTTTATCAAAAGAAGTAGATAAATATGATGCAATTACAATGAAACTTACTAATACTGGTATTACAGTAAAATCAAATAATGAATATGGTAAATTTGAAGAATCTACAGATGCGGAAATACCTTATAATGCTGAATTTGTAGTCAGTGTTATTATGTTGAAAGATTGTTTGAAGGATACTGATTCATTCTATATAAGGAAGATAGCAGTAAAAGGAACTGCAAAGGAAACAGTTAATTTAGTATTTTCCAGTAGTAATGGAATAAAAATACTATCAACAATGGATTAGAATATGCCACGTTCATTCTTTGATAAAAATAAATTATTAGAAATAAATTATAAAGAACCTACTATAAGAGTAAAGAAGAATAACATAATAAGTTGTGAAGAATGTGGTTTATATAAACACTGTAACAGTCCTAAAATGGAAGCGAGTGGAGAAGGTAGGCTAGGCATTCTTATTATAGCAGAAGCTCCAGGAGCTGAAGAAGATTTACAAGGAACACAGTTAGTAGGAAGGTCTGGTAGATTACTTAGGGAAGTGTTACATCTTATGGATTTAGATTTGGATAGAGATTTTTGGAAGACAAATGCAATATCCTGTAGGCCACAAAACAATAAAACACCAAGTATATTACAAATAAATGCTTGTAGAAATAGAGTAAAAGAAGTTATAGATAAATATAAACCAAAGGTAATAATCCCTATGGGGTATACTGCAATGATATCCCTTGTAGGGGATAAAATAACAGGAAGAATAAAAGGTTTGTCTATGACTGATTGGGCTGGTTGTATTATACCAGACCAAGATTATAAATGCTGGATATGTCCTACATGGCATCCATCTTATATTATAAGGAATGAAGATGGCAGTGAAAATAGTGTAGTAAAGAAACAGTTTATAAACAATATAAGAGAAGCAGTAAAATTAGCAGAAGAACCTTTTTATACAAGTAATTATTTAAGTGATTGTATTGTAATAGACAAAATGGAAGAAGCTATTGATATAATTCATAAGATGAGAGAAGTACCTATAGTAGCATTTGATTATGAGACTACAGGTAAGAAACCTTATAGAAAAGGTCATAAAATTGTATGTGTTTCTGTTTCTGATGGATTATATAGTTATTCATTTCCATTTTTTGATGATGATGATTTTAGGAATGAGTGGAAAGGATTTTTATTAAGTAAAACACAAAAGATAGCACATAATGCAAAATTTGAACGGATTTGGACAAAAGTATTATTAGGATATTGGCCTAAAAATATTAAATGGGATACTATACTTGCAGCACATATTCTCAACAATAATAAGAAAGTAGGATTAAAATATTTACTTTATACCACATTAGGTATTATAGGATATGATAAGGATATTGATAAATACTTAGAGTCAAAACCAGAAGATGAAGAATTACATGGAGCAAATGCTTTCAATAATATAGATAAAGTGGATATTTACGATTTAATGAAATACAATGCAATGGATTCATTGGGAACTTATAAACTTTATGAGTATCAGAAAAGTAAATTTACTGATAATTTCTATAGAGCATTGAATTTATTTATGGATGGTGAAGAAGCTTTAACGAAAGCTGAATATAATGGTATATATTATGATACAGAACAAGCCGAAAAGTTAAAAAAGAGTCTTGATAAAAGATTGGCATTTCTTGAAAATGAGGTAATGCAATCAGAAGTATTAAAAAAGTGGGACAAAGAAAAACCATTCAGAATAAGCAATACAAATGATTTATCTCATCTTATTTTTGATATATTAGGTTATAAACCACATAAAGTAACAGAAATTACTGGTAGACCAAAATCTGATAAGGAAGAAATGAAATTCTACAATATTCCTATAGTAGAAGACGTGATGAATTGGCGCAGATGGTATAAAGTAAGTAATACATACCTTACTGGATTTAATAAAGAATGTATAGATTCTGTTATTCATCCATTCTTTAATCTTTATGGAGTAAAAACATATCGTTCATCATCACAGAATCCCAATTTACAGAATATTCCTAAAAGAGATGCCGAAGTGTCTACAATGTTACGAAAATTGTTATTTCCACGAAAAGGTCATAAGATAGGAGAATATGATTATAACGCTATGGAAGTTGCTATTATAGCATGTAGCAATAAAGACCCGAATCTTATCAAATACATTACTGAAGGTGGGGATATGCATAGAGATATTGCATCTTTACTATTCTTGAAAGACCCTAAAGAAATAACAAAAAAGGAACGGTATTTAGCAAAGAATGGATTTGTATTTCCTACTTTTTATGGTTCATATTATAAACACACTGGTGAAAAAATATGGGAAAGCTTGGAACCAGAAACAAAAAGGCATTTGAAAGATGAAGGAATATATAATATGAATGCTTTTATAAATCATGTACATGATGTAGAAGATAACTTTTGGTTTGAAAGATTCCCTGTTGCTTATGAATATAAAGAAAGAGTGATTGCCGATTATGAGAAAAAAGGTTATGTAGAAATGTTTACAGGATTCCGATGTTATGCTCCAATGACAAGAAATCAAGTATTGAATAGTCCAATACAAGGTGCTGCATTTCATTGTTTGCTTTATACATTCATAAATGTTACTAATGAACTGGAAAGGAATAAAATGGATACTCGGCTTATTGGGGAAATACATGATGCTATTATTCCAGACATAAATCCTGATGAAGAAAAACAATTTGATAATATTATTTGGTATTATGGAACACAGAAAATTAGGGAGGATTGGGACTGGGTTATTGTACCATTAAAAATTGAAAAGTCTATTAGCAATGTTGATGAAAGTTGGGCTAAAGTGAGTGAGGTAGGATTGCTCAATGCACAGAATGACTAAACTTGAGATGGAATTGCGGAATATGGAAATATGCAAGCTGTACAAAAGTGGAAAAACTATTCTTGAATTGGAGGAAAAGTACAATATAAAAAAATCAAGAATACACAAAATATTACAAGATAATAATATAAAAATAAGAAGAACTGGGCCAACATTAAAACCTATTCCATTTAATGTAAAGGATATAGAGATAGATAGAGCAAATGGAATGAAATGGAAAGATATTGCTAAAAAATATAATACAACAATAAATGCGTTGTATTATTATCTTAACTGCCCTGATATGCCAAAAAAGAAGGTAAATAAAAATGACACTGTATCAAAAGTATAGACCAAAAGATTTTTCTGAAATTGTTGGAAATGAAATTACTATAAAAGCATTAGAAAATGCTCTTAAGAAAGAAAATCATTCTCATGCTTATCTTTTTGTCGGGCAGTCTGGAACGGGAAAGACAACGGCTGCAAGAATTATGGCTTCAAAATTAGATGCTAGTGATTTAGATATTGTTGAAATAAATAGCTCCAATAATAGAGGCATAGATACAGCAAGAGAAATAATTCAGCAGATGAAAATACTACCGATTGCTGGTAAAAATAAAGTTTTTATATTAGATGAAGTACAAAAGACTACTGCTGATTTTCAAGGAGCTATATTAAAAGCATTAGAAGACACTCCAGAATATGTTTACTTCTTTCTTTGTACAACGGATGCACAGAAACTGATAAAACCAATAAAGACAAGATGTACATTAGTAGAATTTAATTTACTTACTTCTGTACAATTATATGGTTTGTTAAACAGAGTATGCAAATTGGAAAATGTTAATATACATAATAGTATATTAACTGAAATAGCTGAAAAG